GTGCGGCCTTCTTCACGGCATCAGAAATGGCGCCCTTAAATTCGTCGCCCAAATCTAGAATCGCACCCGACTTGGTGCGCTTGATTTTCTGTCCACCGATTCCATCACGAGTAATCGTGCTGAATTCTGTAACGAAATACTCAATGCGAACATGCGCGACCACAAATTCAGGGTCATTCGGGTCACGGTGACAACTCTGAATGGTCATCGACCACTTGTCAACACCAAGTACCTTGTTTAGGCGGTTGATGACTTCGCTGACAGGAATATAGGTCAGATTGACCCCACCCTTGTTGATTATCTTTTCCATTTCCTGCGGAAATGGTTCAGATAGACGATTGTAAATGTCGCTCATTTGTTTTTGTCCCCCAATCGGACGATGACGTTTGTTTTGTGTTCGCCTTGTTCACAATATAGGTCAGGGTTGATGCCCAGTTCTCCCAACTTGCCAACGCGCCAGTATGAAACGGCAGCATAATCAAGCAGTTTTTCAACCATTTGCGTTGCCGTCATGGTGCGCTCACCAGTGTCCATGTCAACCGACATTTCATTCAGGCGTTCGGCTACTCGTGTTGCAAGTTTGCCGTGGTCCCATTTCTTGCGGTCTGTTGCGCTCTTCTTTTCAACGGAAGCGCCAGACTGTGTTTCAACAAGGCCACGGTTGCCCATGAGCATGCCGACCTTGCCAGCAAATGAGTCGTAGATGATTCCCATGTCACGCTTGACCATGTTCAATTGCACGAGCATTTCGCCCGCTTCTGCAATGTCTGGTGTTGTACGGATGTATTCATCCAACAGGGCATCAATTTCCATGATGTCCTTGCGCCATTTTTCAAAGACAGAAATATCCAGTGTCATCAGTATCTCCTAATAGTGTGTAACTAACTCACACCACGATACTGACTTTTTTCCTCTGTGGCAACCCCAAACCAGTCAAATAATTGAAGGCCCCCGTAGCCGAGTCGACCTGGTCGTCGTGGGGGGCCGATTCGGGAAAAGCCGATAATTCATCCAGCCAATCGCCAAGCCAGGCACCCCTAACCACCCGCAAATTGCCGTTTGCCAAGGCAGCCGCAAAGGGTCGTGCTCTTGTAATTTTATCCCCAGTAGACCGAATTGCCCCAAAATCAAAGCCTGGAAGGACATATCTGGCAAATTGGTCGACAATGGCTTTGCCAGACGACCCTGGCTCTTGTTCCATTCTTATGGGTACGGTCACGCCGTCCTCGTAGGCGGTTTGGGCTATAAATTGTTCAACCTTGTCGGCCTTGACTCGCTTCTTTTTGACATCCAAGACATAGGCAATACCCGCGTCAAACATCATTAAGGTACCCACCGTCCAGTCTGGGTCGGGGGTGGATTGGCTTGGTTCGGTCGCCGCTAAGTCCCAGAACCGAACAACTCGCGCCGAGGATGTCGTTGTGGGTAATTCTTCACTATCTACTATAACTACTAGGGTTCTATCAAACATGCTGCCGAGCGTCGTTGACCACCAATCACCCTCTTCAAGGCGACGTCTTTCCACGGGGTCAAGTGCTGAAAGCGCCTGTCGGTATGAGTCGGCATCAATGCCTGGGTTGTCTGTTAATCGGGAGGGAACAAAGATTCTGCCCTTTTCCTGGCCCTCAACAATAAATCTTTGTCTTACCCAGTTCGGTGCTGGGTTGGAAGCACACCGCATTCGCAAGGGTACAGATGCAAGCGGGCCAGTTGCAGGACGACGCAATCGTGAGAACAAATATCGATAATCAGATTCTCTAATTTCCGTCACCTCGTCCATGCCAATGAATTGAAATTCTGAACCCTTGTATCGCAAATAGTCACCTGTGTTGTTTAGGTATCCAAACGAAACTCTGGCGCCAGACGGAAACGTAGCAATGAAACTGTTGTTATTCCAATGGATGTCGTCGTGCATGCCCACCCACGTTCGAAACCTGTCCATCAGTGCGCCAGGAAGCGATAGGTCTGCGAACGTTCTTCTAAAAAGAATGGCTGAGTATCCAGGTACGTCGACGTATTGAAGGGCTGCCATTAACAGCGCCGACGATTTACCACCGCCCGCAGCACCGCCAAAAAGTGCTTCAATTGAGTATGTTCTCAAAAAAACCTTTTGATTTATTGACGGCTCTTCAGGGCAATACTGCGGCCTCTTGGGTTCAAGGTATTCAAGGATTTTGTTCCAGTCTTTAGTCACCATTCAATCGTAGACGACAACATGCGCTAGTTTGGAGAACATGAATAACATGCGCGCATTTCTACAAAGAGTGGCGAATAGAGCAACCTTCGCAAATATATTGATGGTGTCATTTATACTATTTACTGCGATAGGAGGCTTCCTTATAGCGCCCCCTATCGGTTTTATCGTCGCGGGAGTCACCTGTGGAGTTTTCGGATATCTATTGGGCGCTGAGTAGTTAAAAAATGGCTTGGAACTCATATAAGAACAAATCGCTAGGCAACGCTGCCATCAAGGCGCTTGGTGTTGGTGCACCGATAAGCCTTGACCCAGGCCGTGTGGGCAAGCCGTACCACGACATGTGGGATATTGAACGGGCATATCGCGAAGGTTTCCAAAAAATTACATGGGTTCAAAGGTGTATTGACGCAATTGCTGGCAACCAAGCAAGGCTTCCAATAATTCTTCGTAAGGACAATTCAAGAGATGGACAGATTCTTACTGGAAGAAGAGCCCTTCGCTCCCCGCTCATTGAAATTTTTAACACAAAAGCGAATGAGGGCGAGAACGCATTTATCTTTCGCTACAGACTGTCTTCTCAGTTGCTTATGTCTTCGCGTGGTGCGTTCATTGAAAAAGTCAAAGGTAAAGATGGAAGACTTATCGGGCTAAGTCTTTTACCGCCGCAATTCACTGCGCCGATTCCAGACTCAAAAAGATTTGTTGCTGGATATGAAATTAAAATGCCAACTGGGCAAAGCGTGATTTTGAAACCAGAAGATGTTCTTTGGATTCGACGCCCACACCCGCTAGACCCGTATCTATCGCTTACGCCGATGGAGTCCGCTGGAATTGCAATCGAAATCGAAAATCTGGCCAAGGTGTACAACCGTAACTACCTCATCAACGATGGTCGACCTGGTGGAATTCTTGTTGTCAAAGGCGAAATTGATGACGATGACAAAGATGAATTACGTAATAGATTTAGGGGAAATATTGGTCGAGCAGGACACACAACAGTTATTTCGTCTGACGATGGTGTTGATTATGTGGATACTTCGGCCAGTCCGCGAGATGCTGCTTACGTTCAAATGCGACAAATTCAAAAAGAAGAAATCCTTGCCGCTTTTGGTGTCCCAGAGTCGGTGATTGGAAATGCCTCTGGCAGAACATTTAGTAACGCGGCAGAAGAACATCGTGTATTTTGGAATGAAACAATGCTTCCACATATTGATTTGTTGGCGCGTGGCTTTGACGAACTTGACGAAGTCAATTATGTGGACTTCGATATTTCAAGCGTTCCAGTTCTTATTTTGTACAAACAGGAACGCTCTCGTTATTTTATGGAAGAAGTGCAGATGGGATTAATCAGCACAAACGAATACCGTGAAGCAACAAGCCGCAAGAAGGTGGAGAGTGACCTTGCGGACTCCCTATTGATGAATCCAAACTTGACACCAATTGCGAATACGGAAAAGAAGATGGAGCAACAACCGCAAGGCGCAATGCCAGGAATGCCTGGTGTACCAGGTATGCCAGGTATGCCAGGTATGCCAGGTATGCCAGGAGACCCAAATGCACAACAGCCTCCAGGAATGCCAGACGCACAGGGCAATGTTGCAAGTCCGTTGGACCCAAACACAATGGCTGGCTCACTTGCACAAGAAGGGGTGCCCCCTGGTGGACAAATGCCGCAGCAACTACCAATGGCAGCCGCCGACATGCCCATGGAGAATGCGGCGATTCAGCCAGGGCAACAGGCGTCGCTGCATAATTCTCAAATTGAAACAAAAGAGGACAGCATTTCACTACAAAGATGGACCGCGATTCTCAATAGGGCATTCGAGAGAACTATTGAGCGTCAGCAGCGTGTGACTCTAGAAAAAATCAAGGGCAAAAATGCGGCAAAAGCCCTATCTGCTGGTCAATTAAACATTGACACGATTTTCAATACGGAAGTATGGGATAGGCAATTTGATGAAGACATACGGCCAGTGCTGCAAACAATTATTCAGGACTCTGTTGAAATATCAGAAAAATCTTTGAATGGGTCAGATGTCGTAGCGCATCTCAATGCGCAAATCCAGAGATTTCAAGAAATCAATTTCGAGACATTTAACCTACTGAATTCAGCATACGTGTCTAGTCTTTCCTTTAAAGACGAAAACCATAGGGGAACCGCCTTCAGGTCTAGTTGTGTCGCCGTCTTTTCCAATATCTTGGCAAAAACGGTCAACGATGTTTCAGCAACCGAAGCAAGGCGAGCCTGGAATTTCGCAGTTTAGTTTCTGTATTTGTTAGATGAATTGCAGAAATTGTTGCCGTTCGAGACGGAAAATTGGTTTATTATTACAGGGTACAAAAGGAATGTAGATGCAGGACATTCAATACAAGGCCAATAACGGCCAATTCAATATTGATGAGGCTCAGGGAATCGTTGAGTGTTTCGTTGCTGGTATTGGCAATAAGGACTCCGTGGGCGACATTGTGGTCTCTGGCGCTTTTGCAAAAAGTCTTGTTCGCCGTAAGCCAAGGGTTGTTTGGGGTCACAACTGGAATGACCCAATCGGAAAAGTTCTAGAAATCTACGAAGTTCCGCCAAATGACCCACGGCTTCCACAAAAGATGAAACTTGCTGGCATCGGTGGATTATATGCCAAAGTGCAATTCAATCTGAATTCGGAAAAGGGTCGAGAAGCGTTTACCAATGTCGCATTTTTTGGAGAAGAGCAAGAGTGGTCGATTGGTTACAAAACCCTTGATGCCATCTACGACAATAGCAAACAGGCAAACGTTCTACGTGAAGTTGAATTGTATGAACTTAGTCCAGTTTTGCACGGCGCAAATCAACTTACTGGAACAATCTCAGTAAAAACAGAAGACGAAAAAGCCCACATGATGCACATGATGGGTGGACCAGCAGTCGCCGTTGCAGAAAGACGAGAGACGCCAGTTGACCCATTTGCGCAAGGTATTGCCCAGCCAGCAGGCAGCGACAGGACTGCGGCACTAGAGCAGGAACTTTCTTCAAGAACTGGCGGGCCGATAAAAATCATGAAGGCCAATGAGAGTTCTGTTGTGTTTCTCAAGCCAGGGAAGGGTTTGTTCAGGCTCGGCTACCACTTCAATGGCGAGCAATTTATGTTTGGCAAACCAGAAAAACTCGGCACAACGATGATTGTTCAGCCAGCAATGCCGAATCAGGGAATGCCATCGGCACAACCCAGGCCACAAAGAATTCCAAATTTCCCAAATGTGCAGGGCAAGCCATCAGTTCAACAACCAATCATTCCCGTCAAATATGGCGATGATATGGCTAGTGGATTTTTTGACTCAAACGAAAGAGGTTCCGAAAAAGAACTTACAGACCTAGCCAACATACTTGATGAAAAAACAAGCACCGTACAGGGTGGAGCGCTTGCATCAAGATTGACCGAAATAGTCAACTCACTGCAGGCCATAATTGGACAACACGAAGAGAAATCAGAATTACTTATCCCTTGTCCTGTCGAGCACATTTTTGAAACCAAAACTGCGCTTGACCCTGTTTTCGATTATCACAGAATTGAGACGTACGTTACCGAGGACGGAATTGTTATTGCCTCTTCTATGTCTGCGGATGCGTATGAGGCGGTGGAAACAGCGACCAAGGGTCTCATCGGAAGAATCGGTAGAGGTATTGGTGGTGGGGGAAAAGTTAGGCGCGGCAGGGCCGCGCTAGCCAGAATAGAAGGGGTTCTTGACCCAAGAACACGTCGTGACCTTGACGGCGACGGAATGATTTTTGATGGAACTTGGCGAGAGATGCCAGACCCAACAAGATTTGCACAACAAGCGTTGCGCGGTGCACGTTCTGAATCAAATCCGCCAAAT